AAAGAAGATAGAAAAGAGAGGCACACCCCGCCACAGGTGTATACGCTCCGGAACGCGTGAGCTCCTCTTTTGATTAGTCTTAGATTTCTTCTTCAGGAGTTAATCAACAAATCTCCTGTTTGGCATCTGCAAGGTGGTTAACATGCATCAAAGCTACAGAGCCATTCAGCACGCATGCGCGTGTAAGAAGGCACTTTCACATTCGGGCACATCTCCTTTACCTTGTCCATGATCTCATCGTAGTCCTCCTCCCCACGATGGTGCAGCAGCAGAGCCACTGACTGCACTTTCTCCTGGAAAGTACCAGGTCGGCAAAAAGAAAGCATTGTTTTAAAGTTGTCAAGAGGCATTTTAGGATGATAGAGGTAAGGGTATTCATCATCTGGTTCAAAGCTTCTCTTGAGAAAGGTCACATCCTTAAGTTTTGACTCTGTGGGAAAAACATCTGTTTTATTTGCAGGGGTCAATTTATAGCAGGTATTCTCATTAAGCCATTTTGCCAGATCTCCAGGCAAGATTTCCTGGGGTGTTGCATACACAACATCATCTCCATATGCCAGCATACGAAAATGGTCCCAGTCAACCGAATTGGCTTCATAAACACCGAGCAGAGCTGCCCTTAAGGTAATGTTATTAATTATTGTATTTAAAATTGATGTTGCAGGACATCCGGATGGGAGGCCACCACGCATACGGAAGTATGTATCACCGTACACATGGTGGGAATCCTTCAGTGTCTGCATCAAAAGGTGTGTCAGATCTGTATCAAATCCATTTCTCTTTGTAAAGAAATGTTTGTCCAGTAGGTCAAACATGGCACTTGTATGTGTTGCATCATACCCTGAGTAGTCAAGGTCAAACACGTACTTATCTTGTAATTCAAAAGCAAACCGGGTCCAGTCATCGTCAGGATTGCATCCGACAGCCGAACCAATTGCTGTGCCATTGTTCTGCATCATTTTAGACATTAACTTCATAAGTGTGGCACGACCAAACACAGCAAATGGTACAGATGAACCATCTACTGTTCTTGTCCCACCAACCTGTATCTTCTTATTAGGTCTGATTTCATCCTTGAGAAATGTGACAAATGTGGTCTTACCAGTATCACAGAAGTTGTCAATGTCATCAATCAACCTTTGAGTTGGTAGGTAAACCTGTCCATTCTGTGTTTCCTTAACGGTAAAAAGATCTTTCCTCTTTATACCTTCCAAGCAGTATGGATAGCCAGACGCTTTATTCATGTCCATTGAATCAGTTATTCCATCCCCATTCACTGCTCTGAAAATGGAAACAGGGCCAT